GCATGTGGACATATGTCCACACGCGCTAAGTTAACGTCCATAAGGACGCACGGTCTCTTTAAGATCGAATGCTCCAAGCATAGCGATCGTGTGCATCTGAGTAAGAGATCTAGGCTCCACTACAGTGTAATTGTCACACATACCCATAGGCTTTGCTACGGCAGCGTAGTTGTCACTCAACCAGATGTATCTACGAGGATGCTCATTGAACGGAGACATAGAAATAAGTCCATTCACGAATCTCTCTAAACCCTGGGCATCATCATTTGTGAAGTCCACGAATGCATCCGAGTACAAGGTTTCATTTTTGAGGGTAGGCTGACCACCACCTGTATAATGAAGCGTGTAGATGTGCATGGAGATAGGAACGTCACAGCCACAGGATACGAGATCCAAAGTTGTGTCATCGGAATGTTCCCACACTGCCATCCATCTGGTGCCAACCATCACTTCCTCAGGAGTGGGCATATCCACTCTAGCGTAGTAGAGGTAGTCATGATCGAAAGTCTTGTACTTTGCAGGGACCTGAAGAATTTGGATACGAGACACAATGGCGTTAGTGTCTGCATCCGTAGTCATGAGACCGGAGAAGTCACACCCCGTCCAAGGTAGAGGTGTAACACAGTTTCGAAACTGCTCCATAATTGCAGGATCGAATAGGGGCAGAGTCACATAGGACTCATCAACCATGGGTAATATTTCCAACCGTTCGGTGCCGTAGACACGCAGAAGATCGGAATAAATGACTCCCATGGATTCAGAACCCAAAACAGGGTTTGCCAAGCTCACGAAGAATTCCCTCAACTGTTCAATAGTAGTGAACTTATCAGGCATTCTGGTAAGATCAAATCTAGCGGGACTTCCCGCAACATGCTCATTGAACAGCCAGTAATATCTCTGTCGCGCCATGAAAACTTGGGCACGCTGTGTAGACTGAGAATCAGCGTACACATAATCGTTCAGCATACGATGCCGAGCGTACCAACCCAGGTCTTTCACAATGGGTACGGCATTAATCTGGTGTGCCATGTAGTTGATGAAGTTCCGGAAGTCAGCGATGTGAGACACAAAGTAGTCGTAATCGAACCCCATAGCTTCGAATACATACTGCCGCATGTACACATTGTACACGGAATTCCACATCAGGACGCCATACGCACGCCGTACTGTAGCCCAGAAGTTGATCAGGCTATCAACAGCGATGAAGTAGTTAGCCAGATCGGGGGCATCGTACGTAGGGGATCCAGATTTAGCATGACGGATATACGTATACAGCTTCAACGCTGCTACGTTGATGGGATCTGTTGCATTTACAGCAGTTCCCACAGTGGGGATCCAGTCGTAAGCCATGATACCAGGAAATACATAGGTATCAGTATTAAAGGTGGATACTTCAGTACCCAACCGTTCCGCGAAAGGAATGGAGCAAGCGTCCTTAACCATCTGCGGATTTGCTGTGTACCAAGACACATGGTTGCCCTTCCCATCAGGGATTTTCTTTTCTTCACACTCGGAGTCTTTCTGTTGACGCTGATACTTACCCCCAGAAGTACGGTTCTTCTCAGTAGAGGTAGACTTATTCGAATGACCCTGATTTTTACCTTTGCGCATGTTAACACACTCCTTAATTACTTACTTGTGAATGCGGGATCAAAAATTTTCCGACGCACGCCAAGACCGCCTCCCCCGCCATTCATTGCTACACTGCCTAATAGACCTAAACCTATAGCAGCACCTGCTACGGTAGCAGTATTGCTACCAAAGAAGTAGCCTTGATCATCCGGCTGAATTACACGCCCTTCAGAACCTAGCTGCTTCTCATAGGCACTAACCTCAGTACGTTGAGGTGTTGTCTCCCGCACATTCGCAGTTGTGCCACCTTTGGGTGGTTTACCACCCTTTCCAGCACCAGAATCCTTATCTTTTGCCGCCATACCTCCAGCGACAGCTCCAGTTACTGCACCAATGATACCAGGAATTAGACTGCTTACAATGTGGGTACCACCGCCAACCAAGGCACCCTCAAAGTTTCTGTCCGCGGCATACTTTCTAGTCTCCGCGTCCAGTAGAGCACGTTCCCAGTCCGCAGCAATTTTAGCGTCGGTTGCATAACGATTAGCTTGTGCAGTAATGTTAGCTGAGGAAATCCTAGCTGCTGCATCAGTGTCCGTCTTATAGCGTGTTTCCGCTATGGACGCCTCGTTATACCACTTAGCTTGCTGTTCAGTAGCAAGATTATGGCGATACGCCTCTTGCTCTTTAGCAGTGTTAGAGCGATAGGTCTCTGCTTCACGCGCAGCGTTTGATCGCTTGGCTTCGATCATATTCTGCCACGCAATTTGATTACTAGTCATAAATAAACACCTCCTTGACTAGTAAGTACCTTATACCTTTTCAATCCATGTACTCTGCCAGTTTTCAGGCCGTTGCACAGATAGGTAAAGGTTTTAGTTGATGTTTTTGTAGACTGCGTAAATACCATTTACTGTCAGTCCTCCTTTCCATAGAATTTTTGCAAACGTTTAAATTTAC